ATTCATCTTTCTCACATGGAAACTGGTACGTATATCATGGATGGAGTTTCAAAATGAAAACAAATAACCTCTTAACTTACAATATCATGTCTATCAATTTCAAAAAATTAAATTCTCAAATCAAGCCTCTTAAACCGGAAGCAAGACACGTGGGCTACATCTTTATTGCTACAGACAAGCAAAAGAGAGAAAGTCTGGTTGACTCTATTGCCAAGCCCGGTTCTAAACGTTCCCTAATAAAAGTGCTTACATATTTCATTAAAACCGATGAAAATTATCGTGCAGAGTATTCACTTTAATCCGTAATCCTATGCTCACTATTGATTTTCCCGATAAATCCGTTACTTATGACACTTTCGTCCGCGATGTAGCGTCCTCTGTAGTCCGTATGCTTGCCGATACACACAATGACCCCGAAATGGTCAGCCAGCGAAAAGCATACGCTATGTTTGGGCGTGGCAATGTGGATAGATGGCGCAAGCAGGGTAAAATAACCCCCTGCAAGCGTCCGGGCAAAGTTGAATACCGCACAATCGAACTGCGTACACTACAAAGGTTACAACAAGACTATTTCAAATGATAAGGGAGGATAGCTCAGCGGATAGAGCGGCGGTACGTACCCAAATGGCCAAGATGCAGCAGGACACAGGTTCAAATCCTGTTCCTCCCACTATTTTTTCACTATTAAAAATCAAAGTAGATGAAAGCAATTCAGCTAAAATCAATCACGCTTCGCAACTGGCGTGGAGAAAAAGAAAGGACAACACAGTTCCATACAGATGGCACTGTTACACGTATCTGTGGTCGTAACGGCCTCGGCAAGTCCAGGCACATGGATGCGTTCTGTTGGCTGCTTTTCGGCAAGGACAGCAAAGACCGTAAAGACTTCAACTTGCGCACCACAGACGAAAAGGGCAATCCCCTACAGCATTGTGAATGCTCCGTAGAGGGAACATTAGTCGTTGATGGAACGGAAATTACCATCAAACGAGAGTATAAGGAGCAATGGGTCAAACCTCGTGGACAAGTAGAGGAAGTGTTCAAGGGGAATGTCACCGAATGCACATGGGACGGCGTACCTGTTCGTGTCAATGAGTATAAGGAACGTATAAATGCCGAAATCATTGATGAGAACCTTTTCAAGATGCTAACCAATACCGAGTATTTCCTATCGTTAAAACAAGATGTTCAACGTGAAGTGTTAATGTCCATTGCCGGAGCCAAAACAGACAACGAATTGGCGCAGGGAAATGCAGAATTTACCGCTCTCGTAGACATGTTGAGTGGCAAATCATTGGCGGATTATCGTCGGCAGATTGCCGCAGAGAAAAAACGTCTAAAAATGCAAGCGGATGAAATCAAGCCACGTATCGACCAAACGGACAAGATGAAACCAGAAGCCGAGGATTGGAACTCATTGGAAGAAATGCTCACCGACAAAAAGAAAGAGCTGGAAGAAATAAACGAACTTCTGCATTCTGAAGATGCTCGCAAGCAATCTGCCATCGATAAAAAAGCTGCGCTGAACCGTGAAAAACGGCAAATCGAACAGCAACAGAAGGATATTCTTGCCGCAGAAAGGAGAAGTCGTCAGGAGGAAGCCGATAAGCAGAACGAAACACGTAATGAAATCGAGAAAGAGTTGAAGAATATTCATTCCGAACGATCGGATTGCAATATAGACATTACCCGTGCAAAAGAACGCATCAAGTATTTGAACGAAGAAATAACTAGAACAACAAGCAGACTTGAAGAATTACGTTCCGAATGGGCATCCATTCGTGCCACACAGTACACCGGTGATAATATCTGTCCTCATTGCGGCCAGCCTTTACCCGACAATATGATACAAGACGCTCTCCAAAAGTTTGAAGAATATAAACAAAACAGGCTCAAAGAGAATCAATCACGTGGAAAATCCCTGTCGACACAAGTCGAATCATACCGAGAGGAATTAAACAGGCGTAATGAAGAACTTGTAGAGCATTCCAAAAAGATTACTGCCATTGACGAATGTATTGCAGGGCTGTATGATCGTCTGAAATCCACCCCGAAAGCAGCACCGTCCGCCATCAACGAAAACGAGCTGCCTGCGTATGCAGCAAACCTAAAACGTTTGGATGAGATAGAAAAAGAAATAGCAAATATCACATATACTCAGACAGATACCGAACTGTCCGAACGTGCCGAGTTGGTGAAATCTGCTATTAAGAACTTGGAAATCCAACTAAACAACCGTACCATTATCGCCAACTATGATAAAGAAATAGAGCGTCTTGAAAAGGAAGGTCGTGAACTCGCACAGAAGATAGCCGACATAGAGAAACGTGAATATATAGCTGCTAAGTTTGCCAAAGCTCGCATTGATGATTGTGAGAGCCGTTTGAACTCGCTGTTTGGCATGGTACACTGGAAACTTTTCGATACCACTCTTGACGGAAACGAATACGAAGTATGTATCCCTATAATTGATGGTGTGTCCTATGGTACGTGCAATACAGCAAAGCAAGTGAACGCAGGTATTGACATCACCAACACATTGGCAAGGCATTACGAAGTCTATGCTCCAATGTTCATTGACCGTGCCGAAAGCGTGAATACATTCATTGCTTCCAACGCACAAATGATATTCTTGCAGGTTACAACAGACAGTCAACTAACAGTAAAATAAATAGTTAAATCTTTAATTATTAGAATTATGAACGAAAGACAAATCACACCGGTTACACATCAAAGTAACGTTCCTGTTGGCATCAACTTCTTTGACCCGACAACCATTGAAACGCTCAACCGTTTCTCCACCATGTTTGCCAATTCCAGTCTTGTACCCGAAAGTTACCGCATTGGCGGTGTTGTTGGCGGTAAGACCGGAGAAGGACCTAAAAAAACGGTCTCTGAAGCCGAAGCAGTAGCCAACTGCGTAATCGCATTCGATGTGGCCACACGCATTGGCGCATCCCCTCTTATGGTAATGCAGAACTTGTACATTGTATATGGTCGCCCATCTTGGTCGTCCAAGTTCCTAATTGCCACTATCAATACTTGTGGACGCTTTGAACCACTGAAGTTTGAATTGACATCAAATGGAGTTTGCAATAACGGTGTGGCAAATGTCAAGTGTGTGGCATGGACTACTCCTAAAGGTGTTACGCATGATGAGAACGGAAAACCGGTTACATCAAAATCACCACTTGCCTTACGTGGTACAGCCGTTACCATACAAATGGCGATTGATGAGGGTTGGTATAGCAAAAACGGCAGCAAGTGGCGTACTATGCCCGAACAGATGTTACGTTACCGTGCCGCCTCGTTCTGGTGCTCTACATACTCACCGGAACTGTCAATGGGTATGCGTACCGTTGAAGAAAATGTAGAGGACGCCGATTATGTCGATGTTACAGAACAGGTTGCGAAAGAAATTTCCACGCAAGCCAACAAAGGCACTATCAGTTTTGATGATGCAGTAGCTCCGGTTTCCAACGAAGTTCCGGCAGGTGTTGACCCTGAAACAGGAGAAATTAAAGAGCCCCAAGGTGAAACAAGTACCGAAAACCAAGCCTCAACCGAGGATGATGGACCGGGCTATTAATCCTATTTGAAATGAAACTTCATGTGTTAGGTTCTTCATCATCAGGCAACTGTTACCTCTTCCAGTCTGAAAAGACTGGTGAGGTACTTGCAGTGGAAGCCGGAGTTAAGTTCAACAAAGTAAAAAAAGTTCTTGACTTCAATCTAAACAGCATTGTTGGTTGTATCGTCAGCCATGAGCATGGCGACCATGCCAAATGTGTGGGCGATTTTATAAACGCCTGCATACCTTGCTATATGAGTCAAGGCACAAAACATGCGCTTGGTTTCTCTTCCAGCTATTGGGCAAAAGGGCTGTTGCCATTCGAACAAGTTGTGATAAATGGATTTAGAGTGATACCGTTCCCTGTACAACATGATGCTGCGGAACCTTACGGATACCTCATCCGTCATGAAGAGTGCGGAACAGTGCTGTTTGCCACAGACACCTATTTCCTAAAATACAAATTTCCCGGTCTTAACAATGTAATGTTGGAGTGCAATTATAGCAAGGAAATTCTTGATGCAAATTTCACTGCCGGGCGCATTGACAAGAAACGCTACGAACGCACCATTAAGTCGCACATGTCCTATGATAACTGTCTCCTCACATTGCAAGCCAATGACCTGTCTCAAGTATGCAACATTCTACTCCTGCATCTGTCCGACAATAACAGCAATGCTACGGAGTTTATCCATGGAATAGAAAGATTATATCCAGAGATAGAAATAACAGCCGCTACAAATGGGCTTTCGTTAACATTTAACAAGAATCCCTATTAGCATTTGTGATTATGAGGAAAAATAATAGTAACCAGTAAATAAAGAAGTAATATGAGAATCTATTTTGATATAATATTTATTGTTTTGAATATCATCATTTTTGCTGTTAACTTTCATTTTGCTTTAGAATCCAAATCCTCTAAAGCATATACGTATGCCATTTTAGGAATGAGTTTTGCCATTGCAGCCATCGTCCTACTTCTATCTGCGGATTTAAATCAAGAATCATAATGAAAAAATCAGTTGAAAATACTCAATACAAAACTGAGAATTGTAGACCAAACAATAGTGATCTATCATTTTAATAAAAATAAAAACAATGAGAAAAATTGAGATCGTTGAACATGTTATCAACAATACGACTATTAGTCGCTCACAGGCTATTCAAGCCGTAGATTGTGCTTTTGATGCTATTGAGAAAGCACTTTGTAAAGGTGAAAGTGTCTATATACGTGGTTTTGGCACTATCAAGACTTATATCACAAAAGAAAGGAAAGCCCGTAATATCTACAAGAGAACAACGGTAATCATTCCGGCAAGACGAACAGTAAAACTTGTAGTCAGTAAACAACTCAAAGAAAAAATGAACTCATGATGCACACGTGGTTTGAATGTAAAATCCGTTATGAAAAGACAATGGATAACGGAATGAACAAGAAAGTAACAGAACCCTATCTGGTTGACGCGCTCAGCTTCACGGAAGCGGAAGCACGCATCATTGAAGAAATGACACCCTTTATTTCCGGTGAGTTTACAGTTTCCGACATTAAACGTGCCAACTATAGCGAACTTTTCCCCAGCGACGAAGAAAGTGCCGACCGTTGGTTCAAATGCAAACTTATTTTCATCACGCTGGACGAAAAAAGCGGTGCAGAGAAAAAGACTTCCACACAGGTATTGGTACAGGCTGCCGACCTGCGCGATGCAGTTAAGAAACTGGACGAAGGCATGAAAGGAACCATGGCAGACTATCAGATCGGCATGGTATCCGAAACTCCGCTCATGGATGTATATCCTTACAGCGCCGGACCGAATGACAAACCGGAGTTTGATCCGTCAAAAGCATAAGCAACAATGAGTATTGCTGAAAATTTAAAGCAAGTACTGGCCGAACTCCCGCAAGGAGTCCGGCTGGTTGCTGTCTCAAAATTCCACCCCAATGAAGCGATAGAAGAAGCATATCAAGCAGGACAGCGTATTTTTGGAGAAAGCAAAGTGCAGGAAATGACAGCTAAATACGAAAGTTTGCCCAAAGATATCGAATGGCATTTTATCGGACACCTGCAAAGTAATAAAATTAAATACATGATACCATACGTAGCGATGATTCATGGAATTGACACTTATAAGTTACTGGCAGAGGTCAACAAGCAAGCTGTCAAAGCAGGACGCATCATCAACTGCCTGTTGCAAATCCATGTGGCACAGGAAGAAACTAAATTTGGTTTCAGCCCCGACGAATGCAAAGATATGCTGAACACCGGAGAATGGAAAGAACTGACCCATGTCCGTATCTGCGGTTTAATGGGAATGGCGAGCAACACCGATAATGTTGAACAAATCAACCGGGAATTTTGTTTACTAGACAGGCTCTTTAAAGAGATAAAAACAACCTGGTTCGCCGATTCGGACGCTTTCCGGGAATTATCCATGGGTATGTCACACGATTATCACGAAGCTATTGCTGCAGGAAGTACCTTAGTACGGGTAGGAAGCAAGATTTTCGGAGAACGAAATTATTAAATTAGAAGTAGTAACTACTAAAAAAAGATTCATTATGACCGATTTAAAAACTACTTTCGCAGGGCTTTCTCTTAGAAACCCAATCATCATCAGTAGCTCGGGACTGACTAACAGTGTCGGCAAAAATAAGAAATTGGCAGAAAACGGCGCCGGTGCCATTGTTCTGAAATCACTGTTCGAAGAACAGATCATGCTGGAAGCGGACCAACTGAAAGATCCGGCTTTCTATCCGGAAGCAAGTGACTATCTGGCAGAATACATCCGTGAACATAAATTGTCCGAATATCTGACTTTAATCAAAGAAAGCAAAAAGGAATGTCCCATTCCTATCATTGCCAGTATCAACTGTTACAGTGATTCCGAATGGATTGACTTTGCAAAGATGATTGAAGAAGCCGGTGCCGACGCATTGGAAATCAATATCCTTGCCCTGCAATCGGAAGTGCAATATACATACGGTTCATTCGAACAACGCCACATCGATATTCTCCGCCACATTAAAAAAACAATCAAGATACCTGTAATCATGAAACTGGGTGATAACCTGACAAATCCTGTGGCATTAATCGATCAGTTGTATGCCAACGGTGCAGCAGCAGTTGTTCTCTTCAACCGTTTCTATCAGCCGGACATCAATATCGAAAAGATGGAGCATATTTCAGGCGAAATATTCAGCA